CAAGCCGATACCATGAGGGCGACGATTAAAAGGGAAGCAGAAAAGGTAGTAGAAATCATGGCTGAAAAAGCTGGAGTAGAAGACGAGTACGCAAAGGAAGCTCTAGGCACTGCCGTAGAGGTCATGCGTATGCAGGGTGAGACCCGTGAACGCCTATCAGCCGCAAGGTTGATCTTGGACTTCACCAAGCAGAAGCCTGTAGCCAAGTCAGAAGTAGCTGTAGCAAAAGCAGAAGACTTCTTGGCCTCATTGTTAACCGAAGAAGAAGATGCACCCGAAGCTAAAAGCAGTTCGTAAGCGCCTACTCACCGACTTTCCTTTTTATGCAAAATCCGCACTAAAGATCAGAACTAAAGCAGGTGACATTGCTCCACTAAAGTTGAACCCTGCACAACAAATCCTAGACAAAGCAGTACAACAGCAGCTTGCTACCGAAGGTAAGATAAGGGTCATTATCCTTAAAGCTCGGCAGCAGGGGCTAAGTACCTACACGGGCGGTTACTTATATCACGCTGTGTCACAACAAAAAGCCCGTAAAGCTATGGTGATCACTCACCATGCGGATAGTACCAGAGCTTTGTTTGATATGACGAAGCGGCTGCACGAACACTGTCCACCGATCCTTAAACCTCACACAAAGTACAGCAGCAGAAGGGAATTATCATTTGATGTCCTTGACTCAAGCTATGTTGTTGCCACAGCAGGTGGTGACTCAGTTGGTAGGGGTGAGACCCTTACCCATGTCCATGCGTCTGAATTGGCTTTCTGGCCTAAATCAACGGCTCAAGACATATTCAATGGTTTGGCACAGGCTGTCCCGAATACTGCTGGCACTGCTATCTTTATCGAAAGTACGGCAAACGGTGTAACAGGTATTTACCATGAACTCTGGAAAGGCGCGATAGAAGGTACTAACGGTTTTGTACCTGTCTTTATCCCTTGGTTTACAGATCCAACGTATATTGAGGACGTACCAGAGAACTTTGAGCAAACACCAGAGGAGCAAGAGCTGGTCGAGAAGTATGACCTGTCCGATGCTCAACTGATGTTTCGCCGCCGGAAGATTGCCCAGAACGGCATAGAGTTATTCAAACAAGAATACCCAGCCGAGCCTGATGAGGCGTTTCTGACAACTGGACGCCCTGTGTTTAACCCAGAACAACTACAAAAGAAACTAGGTAAGACACAGGATGTCAAAGAACGACTGGCCCTAGAAGGCGATGAGTTCTTACCGAACATCCGTGGAGAGCTTACCACCTACTATGAACACGACGAGGGTATGCAGTATGTCATTGGCGCAGATTCAAGTATGGGTATCCGAAATGGAGACTACTCGGTTGCACAGGTGCTCGACAGCAAGAAAAGGCAAGTTGCAACATGGCGTGGTCATGTCCACCCTGATTACTTTGCGGAAGTTCTTAAAGCGTTAGGTGAGTATTACAACGAAGCGTTTATCATCGTTGAGAACAACAGCCACGGCATATTAACTTGCACAAGATTGGGAAAAGACTTTGCTTATCCCCACTTCTACACAGAAGTTCACGTTGATAAGCTCACTGACCGTGAAACCATCAAGCTAGGCTTCACAACAACATCAAAGACTAAACCTCTTATTATTGACCAGCTCCGAGCATCAATGCGTGAGGATGAGGTCGAACTTAATAACAAGACAACAATCCGAGAGATGATGACTTACATCGTCACCGAAAGTGGTGCGATGGAAGCTGAACCCTCTTGTTTTGATGATTGCGTAATGAGCCTTGCATTGGCGAACCATGTCCACGAAGGCGCATGGGAACCTGTGGAGACACCTAATGAATTATACGTTGAAATGGTCTAAAACATGGCAAAAGTAGAAGATTACGAAAAGCTAGAAGACGATGAGATCGTTGCTATCCTAGATACCAACATCCGGCAATCAATCGGCTATTATGACAGTGACCTTGCAAGAGAACGCAAGAAAGTTACTGATTACTACAACGCCACGCTTCCAAAGCCAGCGCATGATGGTAACAGCCGCTACGTTAGCCAAGATGTGTATGACAGCGTTGAATCAATGAAGGCTGCACTCCTAGAGACTTTCTCTAGCGGCAACAAGATCGTCAAGTTTGCTCCACAAGGGCCGGAAGATGTTGTTCTTGCTGACGTATGTAGTGCTTACACTGATTATGTCTTGTTTAGGCAAAATGATGGTTTTGGTGTATTTCGGTCAGTTCTGCACGATGGCCTCGTTGCACGTTGTGGTGTAGCCAAAGTATTCTGGCAGGAGATGTTTGAGGAAGACATCAAAGAGTTTAACCAGCTCACACAGGACGAGCTAGACATGGTTCTAGCTGAAGAAGAGGTTGAACTGGTCGAAAGCAAGGAAGACGAAAACGGTCTTCTGTCTGGCCTTATCTCTACACCAAGAGATGTCAGCAAAGTCTGTATTGAACCTGTGCCACCAGAAGAGTTCTTGATTGAAAGCCAAGCAGTCAGCTTA